AATAAGCCTACGGCTTTAGCCTGCTCCGTCATGACCTTGCAGAGTTTCAGCGCACTCTGTAGGCGGGGAACATCCACTGTCTTACATGTCAGAGCTTTTCGTAGGATGTGGCCAGGTGTGAGTAATGCCCCACTACATCCCACAGTATCCCCCTCAGTCATCGGCATCGTCTGAAGACAGGGGTTCGCCATTGAAGGCGTCGTCGACAGCAGCACCCAAACCAGACAAACCAAGTTCCTCAATCTCGGTCTCGACCGAGTGTAGTCGAACCTCGGTCTCATCGTGCTCTGTCTGTGCTGCATCTAGAACCCGCTTCTGACTGTCGAGAATGGCCCTGTGGGCTCGTTTCATGGCTCGCCGGTAGGAACCGTAGAACCAGAGCCCTGCGGTCCCTAAGACAAGCAGGGCGGATAGGAGTCCAGAGACCATAGGGACCCTCATTAGTGAGTGGGCGGGGTCAAAAAGGGGGTGTCTACCCCTCTCCGGTCTCTCCCTCGCCCCCGTACCCCCTAGAATCCAGAGTCCTAGTGTCCGAGTCCGCCAGTCCCTCTCAAGGGGCCCCATTTCTACGAATGGGCCCCTGCTCGCTCCATTTGGACTCTGGCTTTCAAAAGTAGACAACAGTTCACGGGCCCCGAAAGCACATACGACAGTTAGAACAGTCGAATTATCTTGGCTCGCAACTACCCGTTATCACACGTAGAACACGATTTATCGCAAAACAGTCTGGACAGGTAGACCCGTCATATGCCTAAGATGGCTCACCAACAAAGGAGCGGATGACATGGCACAGCAAATCTTAAACTTCAAAACCATCGCCCCGGTTATCAAAGAACTGAGTAAACCGGGTTACGTCTACGTTCCCAGCTTCTGCGAGACGTGGGTACAGGCGGTGAAGTCTGAACTGGTTTGGCAATTGCGAGAGGGTTTCTCTTACATCAAAGAGGGTGACGGTAGCGACCTAGAGTTCACGATTTTCGTCGATTCTCCCACATCTCGCCGCTTGTACGTTCAAGGCTACTAGGAGAAGACAACCCCCTCTCAGGAGGGGGGTATCTCTGAGAGCCTTTAGGGTTTTGAGAGATGCCATTGGTATCGACAACAAAGGAGTGAAGACAGTGATTACTAACGACTACCTCAAGACGAAACTCGAAGCAGAACGCCAGAGGCTGAAAGAGCACACTGACCGTTATGGTGACCCAACCGGGGGCACGGCCGGCGCTCTCACGGTGCGAAGCATCAAGGCTCGAATCGCGATGCTCGAAGAGATTGTGTTTGATTTAGAGTGCTCTGTTGTCGCCGCCGAGTTCAAGGACCATGCAAAAGCGGTTGGAAAGCTTCTCAGTGTCAGCGAGCCGCGTCCAGCCTTCAAATGGCCATCGGAGTTCTTGACCCCAGACGAGTAGCCACCAGCCCCCTACGGGGGGCGTACCCTTGAAGGTCCACAGGGCCTTGAATGGTGCGAGACAACGACAAAGGAGAGACGACGAATGCTTCGAGACGACAATATGACAGCGGTACTCATCAGCAAGGGAGTGCTGAAACTCAACCATGACACCCCGTGCGCCTGCGGTGCTCCACTTCTGGCGCCTATGGCATTCAACGCAGTGTCCAGGGTCGACGGTAAGCACGTCTGTGAACGGTGCGAGGCGTGGGAAATTATTAACGGCGCGAAGACGCCAGCTTAAGACAGGGAGAGTGAAATGACGAAGCGAAATAACAGACGAGTTGCGCACACCGCGCCGTCAATCATCGAGACCCCGCCTTGGGGCGTGCCCGTCAAGGCGCGACTGGCCTTGGTAGACGACGGAGATATTTACGGTCCGGGGGAACTGCTGGTCGTCAAGGAATACCTCAATCCAACGACAGGGGAGTGGGACCGTCAACCCGGGGGTGACCCGTGTGAGTTGATTGTTGACGCGGTTATTGCTGCAAGCGACGCGCGAATCATGGCGACTGTGTCAAAGGGTTAGACAAATGAGGCGACGAATGCGGGCACTAACAAACGAACAACGCGAAGCGGTCAAGGCTTACTCCGAGCACTTCGGGCCTGGTTGGAAAGACCGTCTGCGGTCGGACTGGATGCGGCATGGGAGTGCCTTCGAGGACTATCACGTCCTCGCGGGGCTGCGAAACTCACACGGACCCAGGTGGCTCGATGGCTACAGGGGTTAGACAAATGAGGCGACGAATGCGGGCAGCATTAGAGAGAGACATTTTACACGTAATGGATAGGAGGCCGAGACCGATGATTACCATTCAATACCTACCAGCGAACCAGGCCTATGCGGTCATGTGGAATGACCAGGTTCTGGCCATCAAGAACACCAAAGGCGAAGCCGTCGGATGGTGCAAGTCCAAGGGGCTGCGCCCTGGCCCGTTCGTCAACCTTGCCGTCCGGGAGGGATGAATCATGGAACTCATCGACGACAATTTTATGGTCTGCGTCGAGTGCCTTTTCGTAATCGTCTACGGCGAAGTCGAGGGTCTCGAAGACTACCACGGCAACCCCGTGGAGCGTCTCGAATCCATCGAGTCAGGCATCGAGGCCAACACCCCGGACGGGGGCTCGATTCACGCTGGCGACAGTGACAAAGACGAGACCTTTTCATGGTCCGGGTGCGAGTGCTGCAACAGCGGGCTCGGTGGCTCGCGACACCATTGCGTCATTCTGGCGCCGAAGGGAACCGAACAATGAGAACCATAATCACACTCACGCTTCTACTCCTGGCCTGCCCCGTCTACGCGGTGCCGCCAGCACAGAACGCACCAAAGGCGCCCGTCAAATTGACGAAATCCAAAATCTGCCATGGGGCTGACTCCCCCTGGTACGCCAGAATCACGCGCCCGGTTAAGACATTCAAAACCATGGCCGATTGTCTGGCCATCGAGGGAACGCGGGAACCGAAGCGAAAGAAGAAAGGGGGCAAGCAGTGAAGTACCGAAACAGAGACGGACAGACGGTTGAGCTAACCACGGTTCAGGGGCTTTGGGAGTACGCGGAACGCCGTTTCGGTGAGGGCCTGTGGCTCGGCTTCCAGGGCAAGCCATACTCACCGGGTGCGTCGATTGTCATCTCTCGGAACGCTCACTATGTCGACAGACTGACACCAATTAATGAAGGGGGCTCGAAATGACGACACAGCATAAATGGTTAAAAGATGTCCAACCAATGACCAAACACACCACGCGGAAACAGCGTATGGAGTTTGTTGTCGACGAACTTTTCGGGCTTGCTGATAGCCTGGTTTGCATCATTACACTCGGCCACTTTATCGGGAACCTTGCGTACAACCATCGGCTTTTTCGCGACGATGAAGGGGGCTCGAAATGACTCAGCAAGAATACTGGAACGAAATCAGAAGCCTTGCCGAATGGCTGAGCGACAACCGACCCGCCGAACTTGGCGGCGAGGGGGTCACCGCTGACTACGGAGAAGATGCAGACCGACACGACGCGATGCACGAGACGCTCGACGGTCACGAGTTCGTGATTTACACACACAAGGCCCGACAGGTCGCCGTTCACAGTGACAACCCGGACCACATGATGGACGAGCTTGGCGCCGATGCTGGGGGTGACATGTTCGACGAACGGCGCGCCTTTTGGGCAATGATGCAGGACATCATTGACCGTGACGGCATGGATGACCGCTTCGACCTGGACGAGTTGTGGACGGAGCGGTTCGAGGGTATCACGGGTGATGATGAGTTCGTGCAATGGGTCAGGGATGCCGTCAGAGGGGCTCGGCTACCCAACTGGTCAAGCGCCCTCGCGAGCGTGACCTGTTGTGTCACGCCGTTCCCCGCCGGATCCAAATACGCTCACGTGCTTTGCCCCAGAAGGGCGGGGGGGCGCGACCTCACGTTGGAGTGGATGCCCAACAACAGCGCCCACGTGCAAGCCGTGACCGTGACCGATGAGCATTGCAACGAGGCGGTGATTCAAATCAGCAACCGGAAGGCGGGATGAGATGATTAACACAAAACTCAAAGACCTGCTGGTCCGATGGTCCGCACTTTCAGGGCTCGACTTGACCGCCAGCATCAAGCGAGCACCGGACGGTGGCGCCCTGCTAACCATTGAAGACCGGTGTTCGCCAGCCGCGTATGACACGGCGTGCTTCGAGCTTCAGAGGCCACGCTCTGGCACCTGGGTTGCTGTCCCTATCGATGAGGAGACGGGGCGGCCCGACCGGAACTGCCTGGTGAGTGCACACCGGCACCTGGGGCTCGCAGAGCTATTTTGGCCAGATGGGTCGGCAGACTATCAGACCATCGTCGAGGCTATGAAGGCCAACAACGGGCGCGACGAACTGACAAAGGTCAGAGCAGAACGCGACGAAGCCATCAAAGAACGAGACGAAGCCATCGAGCAACTTCGACAGGCCAAAGCGCAAAAGCTCCAGGCCGTAAAGGTCCTGGTGGGGGCTGATGAGTGCTGCGGCGAATGCCAGGACGCCAGCGAGAGCGAGAACCAGCGACGTGCGGGGGGTGGGAAATGAAGAACAACATAGTGAGCAACAAGGCCCTCAAAACCCTCGCAGAGAGGGACTGTCTGAACCCCGCGTGCCCAGGCGGCGACGGGTTTTCGCTCAGCGATGGGTTTGAGACGCCCGAAGTTGAGCATCCAGCCTGGATATCCCGCTCTGCCTTCGCCCGTCCAAACAGCCAGTTTCAGAAGGTGATTACCAAGCAGTGCGAAGTCTGCGACCACAGATTCGACCTTCACTACGGCATCGGGTTCGAGTACGGGATGGCCGAGCCCAGCATGCGCCTTAAAAAAATAACACGGATAGACTATTACGTGTGAACTGCTACGCCCGTCGAATGCGTTTGACGGGCTTACGGGGTTCGTGGTAGAACCTGTTAGAACAGAGAGGGGGTTACATGCCAGACGGACGAGTGACCAGATGTCGCATCTGCAACGAGTGGGAGCACGAATCAGCGGGCTGCGACTGCACAACGGACCTGGACTGCCCATGTGGGGCGCGGGTTTTCATTAAACGAGAGGGGGCGATTATCTGCGCCCATTGTGAAAAGGAGGGGGTGAGTGATGAGCGTTGAAGTGACTACCAAGATTCTCGATTTCGGACACCGAAGCGCAAAGACGGTGGTCAAGTTGATGGTGGGGTTGCTGGGGCTGAGCGAGATACAGGCCGAGGATTTTATCCATGGCTTCCGTCACGCGAGCATCGGACACGCAACTTACGCGGACTGGTGGAAAGGCAACGAGCATTATATCCAGGGCTTCGACATCGGGACAGCATGGCGCGAGACGATGCCTCGAAAGGGGGAACGGACAAGATGAACGACGCAACACAGGGATGGACCGACGCCATTAATGGCGTCTCGTGGCTGGCCGCAGAGTGGGCTAGCAAATCTAAAGAGTACACATGTGCCTTTACGGCAGGCCAGGAGTGGCTTGAAAGCATGACAACCAAAGGAGAAGAGAGATGACGACCAGAGAGCGACTCAAGCTGATGATGCGCAACAATGTGGGGTGCCTTACCAGCGGGATAATTAAGTGCATATGCACGGCGAAAGGGAAGACCTACGACGAGGCCGTAGAGGGCTCGCATCGGGAGGGTGATGGGCGCTGGTTGCGTGAGACAACCTCGCGCTCAGGGGGTCAGCGAATCGGGGAGGCTGGGGTAATTCTCGACGTCGAGCCCGCCGTGCTGATGGGCGTCAGGGGCGGCTTCCCGCACTCGGAAGAACTCCGAAAGCTCTTCGAGTCGATAATCCTGGGACCAGAGGGGGGCGCAGACGATGGGTGACCCAGCAAAATACAAACCGCCGACAGTCGACCTGAGCAAACTCAGACCCGGACTCGTCTCGGCACTGGCCACCATCCTTTCGATGGGGGGTTCTACCGTGGCGAAGATTCTACTGGGCGAGTGGGGTGGACCCCACGGCGCCTACCTGACCTTGACCGGTAGGGGCGAGCGCCTAGAGGGACCACAACTCGCGAGAGGCCACGATGTCGAGCCACTCATTGCAGGGCTCGCGCGTCCCATGTTCGGGGACACTGAGGTTGTCGAAGTGTGGGGCCAGGGGACATTCAGGGCACCAGGACACCCGACGATGCACGCAACGCCTGACAGGCTGTTGGTTCAAAACGGGGTAGTGGTGGGTCACCTTGAGTTGAAGTCAGTCAACAATCAGCACAGAAGGCTGGACATCGACAGCAGAGAGGACTGGTGGCTGCAATGCCAACACACTAACTGGGTTCTCGATGGGGCACTCAAGGCTGACCCGGTTTGGGGTTACGTGGGCATGACCGGGAGCACTCTTGTTGCACTCGCGGCACCTGAGCCTGTGTTCGACCACCTACGGCGCCTGATTCGAGAGAAAGGTCTCGATGCCGCCATCGAGGAAGCGCGGGAACTGGTGGCGAGTGGGGTTGCAGAGCTTCAAATCAGGCACGTGGGCATCGAGCCCAGCTATGCACAGGAAACTGTGCCAAAGCTCGAAGCCTGGTTCGAGCGGCACGTAATCGGCGATACGCCCCCGCCTGTGGACGACACCAAAGAATGCGGACGGGCTTTAGACCTGCGCGTGGGACGACGAGAGGGGGACATGCCGATGTGTGAGAACGTCGCAGCCCTCGGCAGAAAGACCGTGGAGATAAAGGGGGACATCAAGGCGCTCAAGGCAGAGCTTCAACTCAATGAGAACAAGCTGAAGCTGGTCATGGGTCCAGTCAAGCGAGCCTATGATGACACCCTGTCGGTCACCATCAGTGACCGTAAAGGTCCGTCGAGGCTGAACCAGAAGAGGGCGAAGGAACTGCTGGAAGCGGCAGGCATCGCCGAAGACGAGTACATGAGCGAGGGGGGAGCCTTCACCGTGATGCTCGTGAAAGAACGTGAAGAGAAACCAGAAGAGACAGAGGAGGTGTCAGCATGAAGCTCTCAGAAAAGACAGACAAACTCATGCCTGCGATGGCTTCAGCCTATGAGGAGATGGGCGTGGCCTTTAAGACGGGCAGGAACCCACACTATAAAAGCAGGTACGCAGACCTGCCGTCGGTCGATGCGGCATCAAGGCCGGTGCTGGCGAAGCATGGACTGATGTATACGCAAGGTGTGGTCGAGGGTCTTGGCGGGCTGGCAATGGAGACCACCATCATCCATGGTGCGAGCGCACAATTCATCAGCCAGATGGTGCCCTACGTGGTGCCACGGGGTAAGACTGAAGACCCCCAGGCGCAAGGGTCAGCCATAACCTACAGTCGGCGCTATGGATTGCAGTCTGCCCTGGGCATGGTGTCCGACGACGACGATGGGGAAGCCGCATCGAGGATTGCGCGGAGACCTGCGCCAGTGGCGCCGCCTGCACCCGTCGAAGACTCAGGGCCTGTTCCTGAACTCACAGACCTCGAAGCCAAGTGTCGAGAGATGGGGATGAGCCCCAGACTGGTCGAAGACTTCGTCATGGCAGAGAAGGGGAAGTCTATGAACGAACTCGAAACACATGAAATCATCGGACTGAAGAAGCACATCATCGAAAACTCAGACAAGTTTAAGGAGACAGCATGAGCCAGCAAGCAACAATCATGGGACGCCTTGGTGGCGACCCTGAAATGAAAGACACCGGGAAGGGCGTTGTGATGGAGATGCGCGTAGCCGTAAAGAGCGGGCGCGAAGAGACGACATGGTGGCGTGCTTCCCTGTGGGGGAAGCGGGCCGAAGGTCTCAACGGGAAGATTGGGAAGGGGTGCAGGGTGCTCGTCATCGGACGCATGGCAACCCCAAAGATTTTCCGCAAGCAGAACGGCGACCCCGGCCTGGACCTGACCATCAATGCAGACACCGTCGATATCATCGACTGGGCAGACGATGCAAACAGTGGTGCTCAGACGCAACACCAGGACACGAAGGCTAGTGACTGGGGCAACCCCAAGAACGCCGACCCCGTGCCGTTTTGAGCAGCCTGGTTGTGGGGATTGACCCCGGAAAGCGGGGAGCCCTGGTGGCTGTAGAGGGAGGCGAGTTTATCGCCTCCCTCGTCATGCCCTTTAAGGGTAAGGAGTGGGACGACAGGACGGTCATCGACTGGTTGAGCCATCTAGATGTTGCGCTCGTCGTGCTTGAACAGCAGCAGGCATTCAGAGGGCAGGGG